TACTTCCGACCGCATGATTCCAGATCAACACACTGACTGTAGCCCTTACTGTAAAACCGAACAAGTCCACCACCGCACCAACACTTATTATCTGGCCTGTTTTTGTAACCATACGTCTTGTAATCAAAGATATCGATAGGAGGCTTTACCCACCGATTCAACCACTCAATCATGTCCTCTTCCCCATGCCGTAATCCGCTGGCAATTCCAGCTTCCTCAGTCTGCTCAGGTACCACTCCGCCTTCTCGATGTCCTGGAGCGGATTCCCCTTATGCTCATATCGCCATAAATACTTCAACACCTGACCCTTCAAAAAACCCTTAAATTGCACCTCGCTCATCGACGCTTCGATGGCCACAATACACTCTATTTTCGAGTGCGTATAATGCGCTGGTCGGTTCACTGAATCCTCTGTTTTCTCCATAGCCACCACTTCACTCATCCCAATCAACTCCCTCAAATAATCCCGTTATCACCAAAACGCCCAGCCCGATCGTAATAAAAACCGGTGCCAAAAGAATCCCAATCAACCATCCCACCAAACTCATCCATGCCTCCCATTAATCTTCTTACCCCTATTTCCAATCTTCTTACCCCTATTTCCAATCTTCTTACCCTTCCAAAAACAACCCAATCTTCTTACCCTTCCAAATCTTCTTACCCTTGTGGATAAGTCGAAGAATCCAGCTATAGCTGAAAAGTCAATTCCAAAAAGCGCACCATATAGTAAGGGTAAGAAGGGTAAGAAGATGGTGGGATAATCCCCCAACACTCATCTTCTTACCCTTCTTACCCTATCCCCCCATAGATTGGCTATTTTGTGTGGAAATAGTGGCATTCTCATCTTCTTACCCTTCTTACCCTTCTTACCCTTTATAGTCATTCTTACCCCTTTTACCCTTAAATCTCTAAAACTCGTCTAGGATGGAATAAACGATTGGTCTTCCGTGTTGGCCGCTCAACCGCTCCATATTCCACACCTTCTTAACCTTGGCAAATTCACCACCATAGTCAGCTAAAATACGCCGAACACGCTTCGCATTTCGACCATGCGTTTCGTTCATAAACTTGACGATATTCACCTGGCTAACACTACCCGATGAGATGGCCTCACTCACCTCATCAATGTACTGCTGATCTTTGGCTATCTGAACTAACACGTTGGTATCGGTAAACTCATCAGCAACCGATAAACGCCTGTCGTCATCGAACTCAAAAGTGATTGGCTCAAACGCTCCACGAACCTTATCTGGTCGAGTCGATAGTGATCGTAGCTTGGTACCTTCGTGAAATGGCTCAAGGTAGATCATATTATCTACATCAGACCGCAGATCACCTGTCCCCTCATAGATTAAGTTGTCGTCAGCGTCCTTGTACTTGTTGGTGTGGCATAGACATATGACGGTGGCACCTTTAGAGGTCAATCGCCTTAAACTCTTGTAGAGGCTCTTAGATTTCCTCTTATCGATCATATCGGTCAACTTCTTGAGCGTATCAATAATGATCACGGTGTTCTTCAGATCTTCAAGTGGTGAGGCGTAGAGGCTGCTCATTAACTTATTGATGTTGGACCCTTTAAGATCGGGTGTAACCCAGTGGATGCCTGATTCTTCAGCCTGTTGCCAATGCTTCTTTGAGCCAACACCCGATATGTCCATGTTGATGTACACAACTAGGTTTTCTTCCGCCAACTCCCTCGCCAACTCCATAAACAATAAAGTCTTACCCCCATTGGCTGGCGCTGGGAACGCCGACAGGTGTCCCTTAATCACTAAATTATCAACTAACCATGTCGGTTCGGCGAACTGATCTATTTCTTCTTTGGTCAGACGATGCTCATCGAGCATCTCCATAAATGTACCGCTGACGTATTCACGCTCATTATCAAACGCCTCATCAACTGCGACATCTTCTTCAACGTCACCACCCCATCCGGCATCCCTTGCCATCTTCAAGATGCTTGGGAAACCAACATTACCCCGGCTGGAATCGTCAGTGAACGAGTTCCAACGCTGGGCGTGGTTGCAATTTAAATGCTCTGGATTATCGGACTTGGAAGACCACTCCGCCCAAAGTCGTAAGCCCTCAACGGCACCGGCGTAGGCGTTATGAATAGCCATACCGACCATGATCCACTCGTCGTGGTGCATCGCTGGATCCAACGCCGTTAAAGCGTCGATTATGACCACCTTTTCATCATCGGTGGCACAACCTATGCCCCAACCGGCTGATTCACCCTTATCGACGCTCTCAGAGCGCTGTAGAGATGCTTTTTGCTCTGCCAGACCTAACTCGGTGGCAAAAGCCTCGAACCGCTTAATAACGCCCTGTGCTTGGTCTGATGAAAGTGTGTCGAGTAACATCATCGGCACATCACCGATGTCATTTCCGATGTAATGGTAGGGCTTGCCGGTGGTGGCGTGGTTACCCCACACGACTGCCTGTTGCCCTTTGCCTAGAATCTCAACTTGGCACTTGTTGCCATCGGTATCGATGTAGATCTTAGAGGCTAGTTTGGTGAACGGTTGCTCTGTTCTGCATATAAATAGTGTCTTTGGCGCGTTGCCCACCCTTTCGAGGGATTGTGGGAACAGTGGTCGAAGATAATCAACCATCCGCTTGGCGAGTTCCTTATTACGACAATCTACGTCGATACAGGGCGTATTTGCCGTTAATAAGCCAATTGACGCATTAGGGTGCAGCTTGGCAGCCTTTAACATCTTCTTGGTGGTGAAATTAGACCAATCGGAATTGATGGGTGCCTTTCCGTTAGGTTTGACCGGGATAATCTCGTAGCCGAAAGCTATTAATTCCCTATGATATTCTGCGTACATCGTGTTCTCCAGTTTTTAGGTTCTCCAGTTTGAATAAAAAAGACCCCGAATATATCGGGGCCAAAGGCCGCTTGAGCGCTTGCCGTAAGGGATGGCCGCCACCGAGGAAAAACAACGACAGAGCTAACTGGAGGGAAAACACTGTCTGGGTGTGCTGTTAAGGTGGTGGCGACCATATATCTGTGTCAATCGAAGATGTCGGGACGGATATCGCTCTTCGATATCTCGCCGTTGGTGAGGCGTTCGATCTCGACCGCTCTTCGGATTGGAATCTTGTTCGCCCTGAACCATTGGTTCACCGCTTGCGGGGTGACATCTACTGCTTTGGCTAGAGCGCGTTGCGTTGGAAAGTAATCCTTTAGTTTCATCATGCGGGCTAGACTAGATGAGAAACAGACATTAATCAACTAATTCTTTACTTTCATTGAACTAAAAGTGTGTCATATGACTCATAGTGATTCAGTCCGTGTAGATATTAACCTACAATATAGCCACCGACTGAAACTAAACTGGAGAGATAGAAGTGGTGAAAATCGAAGAGCTGAACAGGTACATCCTTGCCGCTCGAAAAGAATCACGCATGACGCAGCGCGAGCTTGGCAAGCGGATAGGGGTCACCCCACAGGCGATAGGCCAATGGGAGAAGTCCGTGCGTGACGGTGGGGTGCTGCCTCCCCTTCGTAGAATCAAACAGATGGAAGATATTCTGCGTGTTGATTTTGGAGAGATTGAGCTGCCTGGGGATAACCCTCAACATATCAATATGAACTTTTTCAAATCAGGTGGTGTGACCGATACACTCCTTGAGCGCCGGGTAAAATTGATCGAAGCGATACTTCACGCCGATGAAACCACTCTCGAACTGGTAGAAAGAATAGTCACACACAGATAACCCCCCCCTAAAACCCACCAATGCTGTAAAAAACCCAGTAATTCCGCAAAATCCCCAGCCGCTATTTCGGTAGAGAGTAAAGTAATACTTTACATTTAGTTTTCTTGCGATATAATCGCTCCAAAAGAAAAGTAAAGTAAAGGAGAAACGCAGTGATCGAAACCATAATCATATCCGGCATTCGTCTGGATGCTGACACAAGCAAGCGAGTGTTCATCTCGACGGATAAAAGATTCGTCGTTCCGATGAGCAAGTACGGTCTTCCGACCAGTGCAGATCTAATTCAAATCAGCATCCCACGCGACTACGCCGAGGTGAAGGCATGAGAGAAGAATCATGGATTGAATCAATTCTGACCGGACTAGCGATGATCGGTTGCGTGGTCGGTGGGTACGTTCTGATGTTGGTGGTCGTATGAGGGATATGCAAGAGATAAAAGCGCTCCTCCAGAAGAATAACGAAATCCTATTGAAGTTGGTGGAGATCATTGGAGACGATACTGAACCAACGTCGGAACCGACGTTAACAGTGGAAACACCACCGGAACCAACAAAACCTACGCTTGAAGAACTCCAAAACAGCGTCAGGAGCGGCCTCGCCAGAGTATATAAGCGAGGGGAAGATCACGCAGCACTCACGACTAAACTCATTGGTTTACCTTTGAAGGCTAATGAGATGGACGAAGCGCAGTGTATCGTCATGCTCGAAGACGAGGCTATCCAATGAGAATACTTAGTTTAGGCGCTGGCGTAATCACCAAAATAATAGTCCCAGTTAGTGGGGGGAAAGACTCGCAAGCGTGTTTGTCACTCGCTATTGAGGAGGTTGGTAAGGATAACGTAATTGCTGTTTTTAACGACACTGGTTGGGAACACCCGCTGACCTACCAACACCTAGACACGTTGGCTGAGTACCACAACATCACCATTAACAAGACTGTTGGCGGGAAGAGAGGAAAAACCTTACCAGAGCTTATCACTGAGATGGGTAGGTTCCCATTCGGAAGGGGTCGGTTCTGCACGATGTATCTGAAACAGTATGCCTTACGAGATTGGTACAAAGACTATCTGTTCGATGGCGAGACTAAGTATGAGGTCTGGTTCGGTATGCGAACAGATGAGAGTGGTCAAAGAGCAAGGAAGTATTCCCACATAGTCTCATCAGAACTGTACGACCTAAATGACCTGTTCCCACAACGCTATAACAAAAAGCTACGGGCGACGATGAAGGCGAGGCTGCCCATTGTGGACTGGCCTACTCAGGAAGTATTTACCTTTTTACATGATAGAGGTGAGCCTATAAACCCACTCTACAGCGAAGGTACGAACGACAGGGTGGGGTGCTACCCCTGTATGTTAGCTGGGAAAAAAGTACAAGCAAAGATGTTATCAACCCCTTTCGGGCAACAGAGATTGGAAGAAATAAGAGTGCTAGAAAAGAAGATAGGAAAGAAGTATGAGATGCACGACACAGATCAAGGCTCGTGTGAGTTATGCCGAGGGTAAAAGATGACCAAATCAAAACAACAGACATATAGCGGAGTTATCCAATGAGTGAACACGCTAAGTTCTCGCCGAGCAGTTTGAGCAGAACGAAAAGTTGTCCAGGTTCACATCAGCTCAGTATTGGACAACCCAATATAAGCTCACCCGCCGCCGAGCGGGGAACGATGCTTCACGCACAGGCAGAGCTGGCAATCGAAGGGCGGCCATTCAGTTTGAGTCTGTCTGAGGAAGATCTGGCGCTGATTCAACCTTATATAGATTACTGCCTGTCGCTGAAGAAGATTAGCGACATCGCTGAGACTGAGCGGCAAGTGCAGATATTAGGTGATAACTGTTGGGGAACGATTGATTTTCTGGCCATAACGGGTCCGAGGTTGACCATCGTAGATTTAAAAACAGGCATTATGCCGGTCGCGCCGGACTCGATTCAGCTCAGAGCTTATGCGCTTGGCGCGTTAAAAGAGTTCGACTTCGTCGGCATAGAGACTATTCACCTAGTGATCATTCAACCAGCGGTTAGTCCAGAACCTCAGATCCATCGGACAACACCGGATGAGTTGTGGAGATTCGAGAAAGAGCTGACGCAGATCATCGAGATGGCCGAGGACAAGAACCCGCAGTTCCGAACAGGTTCGCACTGTCGATGGTGTAGTGCTAGTTCGGTTTGTGTTGCCGCTTTCGATGAAGCTACAGAAATGGCTACAACCGATGTAGCCAAAATGTCTCTGGAATCTGTCGGGGTGGCCTACGCCAAAACCAAATTCATTAAGGGCTGGGTGAAATCCGTTGAGGAACGCACCAAGCACGACCTAATGCACGGTGTTGAAGTACCAGGATTTAAGTTGGTGGCTGGGAACCGTGCCAGAAGTTGGTCCGACCCGGATATTGAAGCGAAACTGGAAGAGGTGTTCGATGAGAAAAGCTATGAGAAGAGATATTTATCTGTGCCACAAGCAGAAAAGTTGCTTGGTGGCAAAACCATATTTGCCGACTCTGAGTTGTTTGAGCTGGTGGAAGTTGGCCAAGGATTACCAACAATCGCAAAGGAGAGCGACAAGCGGGAAGCATTAGTGCTAGATCCGTTCAAAGATGAAAACTGAAACTGAAAAAGGAAAAGAAGATGTTATTGAAAAAAGTTAGATTAAGTTTCCCCGCCCTATTCACACCAACGGCGTTCCAAGGCGAAGGTGAGAAGAAGTTCGAGGCGACGTTTTTAATTGAGAAAGGTTCAGCGAACCACAAGATGCTTGAGGCCGAGGTTGAGAAACTCCTTGCCGATGACCTTAAAGGTATCAAGTTATCGTCGGACAAGATCTGTTTGAAAGATGGTGACGAGAAAACCTACGACGGTTATGAAGGGCATATGTTCATTAAGGCCGCGAGCAAGAAGCGTGTGTCGGTTGTGGATCAGGACAAAACACCTCTAACTGAAGATGACGAGAAGATCTACGGCGGGTGTTATGTGAATGCCATCATTGATCTATGGGCGCAGAACAACCAGTACGGCAAGCGTATCAACGCTGGTCTTCGGGGAGTTCAGTTCGACAGTCACGGTGACTCGTTCAGCGGATCATCGGCTGCCAGAGATGATGAGTTCGTCGACTACGAGCCCGAGTTCTAAATGTTGTTCGCCGATTTTGAAACATTCTCCGAATGTGACATTAAAAAGTGTGGGGGTGCCAGGTATGTTCGGCATCCTTCCACTGAGGCGCTCCTTTTTTCATTTGCCTTCAATGATGATGAGATTCAGACATGGGATGCGACAGAGGGTCCGATACCTGAAGAGGTTGACGAGTACCTGGTTAATGGCGGCGACATCTGCTTTCACAACTCAGCGTTTGACAGAGGTATTTTAGAACACGTTCTTGGCTACAGACTTGAGATCTCACGCTATAAGGACACGATGATCATGGCATATCGGCGAGGCTACGTTGGTGGGTTGAAGGATCTAGGCAAGGCGCTTGGGTTGGGTGTTGAACATCGAAAGCAAGCAGCGGATGGTTGGCGATTAATCCATAAGTTCTGTGTCCCGCGCAAGCCAACAAAGAAAGATCCAAGTTTGCGAGTGCTACCGAGCGACGCACCAGAGGAGTGGTTGAAATTTAAAGAGTATGCAGAGCATGACGTATTAGCTATGCGTGAATGCTATCGGAGATTGAAATAATGGAAGACATCATCTGGATGCTCGATCAGAAGATCAATGATAAAGGTATTCCTGTCGATACCGAGGCGCTAACAGCAACACAGATCGAGATCGAAAAAGAGCTGATCAGGTTGAATGAAGTCTGCGTCAGTATCTGTGGGTTCCGCGCCAGCCAGCGTAACGCAATAATGGATTGGGTTAAGGCTCAAGGGGTGCAGATACCCGACCTCACAAAACAAACAGTTAAAGAGACATTGGCCGGTGATCTGCCAGCGGATGTCAGGAAAGTATTAAAAATAAGACAGATGGTTGGCAAGACCAGCACCGCAAAAGTAGGACGCTTACTGAACTGGACCTGTGAAGATGGTCGGGTCCGTAACACGCTTCAATATTATGGTGCGTATCGCACCGGTCGGTTCGCTGGGCGTGGACCGCAAATACAGAACTTCCCCAGAGGGAGGCTGAACGAGCAAGAGGTTGAAGATGCGCTTCGGATGATTCGTGACGGTGAAACGTATCTAGGCATCGATGACCTGTTTGACACGGTGAGCAGTCTGCTGCGGGCGTTTATTAAAGCACCAGAGGGTAGACACTTTGTCGTTGCCGACTTGGCGGGTATCGAAGCTAGAGTTTTACCTTGGTTGGCTGAAGATGAAGAGACTTTGGACATCTTTCGTAACGGCGAGGACATCTATAAGTTCGCTGCTGCTCAGATCTATAAAAAAGAGTACGAGGACATCACCAAGAAAGAGCGATTCGTCGGCAAGGTAGCTACGCTTTCGCTCGGATATGGTGGTGGAATGTTAGCTTTTACGGGCATGGCGAAAACGTACGGGGTGATAGACATGGATGAAGGGTTTGCCGAAACCATCAAGACTCAGTGGCGCAGAGCTAATCCGAAGATAGTACGACTCTGGCGAACAGTTGAAAAAGCGGCTGTCTATGCGGTCAAGCACCCGAACCAGACGATAACTACCGCCGGTGGTAGGTTGAAATTCATCCACGACGGTGACGACTTAAAGATCATGTTGCCATCATCGAGGGCAATGCACTACCCGAAGTTCAGCTACACCTATGATCGCTATAAAGGCAACATCCTCACCCACATGGGCAGCACCGCTGCGGGGTGGGGAGAGCTAAGAACCTGGGGTGCAAAGCTCTGTGAAAACATAACCCAAGCGGTGGCCCGTGATGTACTGGCACATTCTATGCCGGAGATCGACAAGGCTGGATTTGAAATTGTCTTCCACGTTCACGATGAAATAGTGGCTGAAGTTGACGACGGTGACGAGAAACTAACATCTGATTATTTAGTTGAGTTAATGACCGACGGTCACCTGTGGACCAAGGGATTACCGCTGGATGCGGAAGGGGAAACTATGAAGAGGTACAGGAAATGATTTTAGAAAAGGACATCGAGCAGTATCTGTTGAAGCGTTGCCGTGAGCGGGGTTGGTACGCTCCTAAATTCACCTCCCCTGGTCGGCGATCAGTGCCTGATCGGATGATTGTGATGCCTGGGCGAATAGCGTTTGTAGAACTCAAAGCGCCGGGTAAAAAGGCAACACCAAAACAGCTCTGGGAACACGAACGGTTAGATAGTTACGGTTACCCAGTGGCGATAATCGATACCAAAGAGGGTGTCGATAAGTACCTCGAAGAACAGGCGAAGCTCAATGAAGAAGTCTGATCTACACGGTTATCAATTAGCTGCCATCGACTGGGTACTGGAGCGGAAGAGCGCCGGGCTATTCTTAGATATGGGCCTTGGCAAAACCATCACGATGTTAACTGCGTTAGCTGAGATGTTGAAGCTCGGTGGAGCGCATACGATATTAATCATCGCACCGCTGCGGGTATGCAAAACGGTGTGGGCAGAAGAGGCGAGGAAGTGGGACCACACCAAGCATCTGACCTTCAGCAAGATCCTCGGAACTAAAGCACAGCGTGAAGCTGCTGTTGCGAAGAAGGCTGAGATCTACCTGATCAATGCCGAGAACGTGGTATGGCTAACAAAGCACGTTGGCGGCGAAGGTTGGAAGTTTGATGTCGTTATCTTTGACGAATCATCGCTGTTCAAGAACCCAGCGTCTAAACGATTCAGAGCTGCCAAGGCGTTCATGAAGAAGGTGCAGCGGTCGTATATTTTGACCGGCACACCGGCACCGAAATCAGTACATGACCTGTGGTCACAGATCTATCTACTTGATCAAGGGATTCGGCTGTTCCGAACGGTCGGACGGTTTAGAGATGCGTATTTTGATGTTGATTTCTTTGGGCATAGCTACATACCGAAGGTCGACGCGCAGAAGAAAATAGAAACAAAGATTGAAGACATCGTGATGTCGATGCAAGCGAAGGACTACCTAACTATGCCAGAGAGAATCCACAACAACGTGTATGTCGACCTCCCACCAGTCGCTGAAGCGCAGTACGAGGAGATGCGTCGACAGTTGATGCTCACACTGGAAGATGATCGGGTTGAAGCCGCTAACGCTGGGGTGCTGGTCAATAAATGTCTTCAGATCACTAACGGCGCTATCTACAAAGAGGACGGCAGCTACCAGGTACTGCATGATGCAAAGTACCGCGCCTTGGAAGAGATTATAGAGTCGACCGGCGAGAACATATTAGTGTTCTACCAGTATAAATCTGACCTCGCCGAACTGAAGAAACGCTTCAAAGGCGAAGAGCTTGGACATGACAACGTGGAGCGGTGGAACCTCGACCGGATACCGCTTTTGTTTGCCCACCCATCCTCCGCCGGACACGGACTGAACCTACAGCACGGTGGACACATCATGGTGTTTTTTGGAGTGAATTACAATCTCGAAACGTACCAACAATCATGCGCTCGACTGCATCGCCAAGGACAAACCAAACCGGTGATTATCCATCACATTTTAGCCAGTGGAACGATTGATGATGTGGTGATGCAGTCCTTGGAAAATAAGGATGCGTCACAGAAGAATTTGATGGAGAGGCTGAAGCGAGATCTCTAACCCACCCTAGTGGGAAATAGCGTCAACACCGCTATTTAACTAGGACTTCCCAGCGGACGGTGGGAGTGAGTGGAAAAACATCCGCAGCCGGAGGCATTAGACCTCCTCCGAGAGCATGAGTATCAGGAAAAGTAGATCACGCTCTTTTCGGGGTCAGTGCTGATCCGGCGACTAACAACTACAGAGGCGAATATGGGAACTGAATTGGATAAAAGAAGAATGGTAAAAAAAGGTGGGCGGAGAAGGTCGCGAACCAACGCCGAGGTCTGCGCGGACAGATACAGTCCTATCGACATCGGCAGAGTGTGTAAGGTTCTGGGATTGATACCCATCCCTGAGAACGTCACGGTTCATGGTTTGGTAGACCTCTGGAACAACAACACCGATTATTATCTACCCCGGCACGATGATCGAGGGAAAGATCTCAGGACGTTGAGTAAACCAAAAGAACAGCAAGAGGATGAGGCGAGGTTATGGGCGGGAATATTGAAGGAAGTCTGATCATCGATGATGACGACAGTTTTGAAATGAAGCGTTGCAAACTGATCAAGGCGCTGACCGACTCGAACTGGGACCAATTTCTCGCAAAAGAGTTGGTCGGACTGAAGGTGATGGAGCTTCAACATTTAGTGTTGGCGTATGGTATTCGGAGGCCGAGGAAATGAACGATAAGTTGTGGCGCGACGAAGATGTCGCTGAATATCTTGGGGTCAGCATGGACACAGTCAGGCGGAAGTTGCTCTGTAAAAGCACCTTCCCAAAAGCAATACAGTTACCCACTGGGGGAACTAGGGGAGCGCACCGTCGGTGGGTGCCAGCGGAAGTTAAGAAATGGGTTTTGAAGCATAGGGGATAAAATATGAGTGTAAGAACGAGATTATCGAACGATCAGTATTATTATTTGAGAAATATATTAGCCAATTACGTCGATACCGACACTGGAGCTATGAGGCTTCGGTCGGACGACCTACTTGAACAGTTACAGATTAAGTTGAATGAGGCGTTTGTGGAGATTCCTACTGCCATCAGCAGTAGTCATCTACGAAGAATTGTCGCAGACGCTGGGTACACTCTCCGCCGGAACAGGGTGTACCGAACCTCGATAAAAGACTTGGAGACACAGATCGACAAGATGCTTATCCGACAAGATGAGTCCGACCGCCGAATGGATCGCATGGCAGCCTACATTAAACGCCGATTACCTGGTGAGGAAAATGATTAGATGAAATACCTAAGTTTATTTAGCGGTATCGAAGCCGCAACACAAGCCTGGCACCCATTAGGTTGGGAGCCGGTAGCATTTAGTGAGATTGAGAACTTTCCCAACGCAGTGCTGGAGCATCATTACCCTGATGTTCCCAACCTGGGGGATGTCACCAAGATCACTGAAAACAAGATTAAGAAACTAGGACAGATCGACTTGGTGGTGTTCGGCTCACCATGTCAGGACTTATCCGTAGCCGGAAAGAGGAAGGGATTAGATGGAGAAAGATCAGGCTTATTCACCAACGCAATCAAGATCATCAAGTGGGCAAGAAAGCACTGCGGATGCCGATACGCACTCTGGGAAAACGTGCCAGGAGCGTTCAGTTCCAATGGAGGCAAGGATTTTGGAGAAGTTATTAAGTTACTCTCAGGTTCTGAGTTCCGACAAGAAAAGTACCAGACAGCAGGAGTTGTTATCGGCAAAGAAGGGCTTGTCGAATGGCGTACTCTTGACGCGCAGCATTTCGGAGTTCCACAGCGACGCAGAAGAATCTTTGCTCTCGCAGATTTTGGAAACTGGGAAAGTCGAGGACCGATACTTTTTGAGCGAGAAAGCGTGTTCGGGGATTCTGCGACGAGCGGAGAAGCGAGGAAAGAAACTCCCACAGATGCTAGAGAATGCTTTGATAAGCAACGCACAGGGGTCTACGGTGACGGAAACGTAGCATCCACCATGTCGGCGCGAGATTATAAAGACGCTACTGATTTAATTGTTCAACCAAACCTATCCGCGCCAATCAGTGCCAGGGACTACAAGGGTCCAGGTACGGGTGGTATTAATGAAGAAACGACTAATAATATGGTTATGTTTAATGTTGATTCTATCGGTGGAAACTCGATGAAATCTAGCAACCCACATTCTGGATCGCAGAAGATAGACACAGCATCTACGCTTACAACATTCCCGCCAGATCCAAGCCGACCGAGAGGGGGTAATATGGTGGTCTACGAAAACCATCCACAAGATAGTCGCGTTAAAGCTATGGGTGATACTTGCCAGACGGTCAGTAGTACCTGGGGGTCTGGTGGTGGTAACGTTCCATTTGTGCAAAGGGGAGAACCCCTACCCTTCGACACAACATCTGTGACATCACCAACCAACGGCAATAATCCTAAGTATGGTGATCCTTGTCACACACTAGGATCACAACAGCACCCACCCGCGACAAGCAATGCTGGTGGTGGCGCGACATCCCAAAACTCGCAAGGATCTGGTTGGAATGAGGATGTGTCGTTTACGTTGAATAGTGTTGATAAACACGCTGTTGCCTATGGGGTGTTGGGAGACACTACCCCGAAATACAGCAAGGATGTCATGCCAACGCTACGAGCAGAGCAAGGTGGTGAGGGCAGATGCGTGGCTTTTACCCAAAACGATGGAGGTAGAGATGCGCCTGAAAACACAGCACCAACCTTGCGATCTGGTGGTGATGGTGGGATTCCTCAATCTGCGGTTGCGTATAGCGTTATGCCTATGAACTCAGGCAAAGATTATAAAGCGAGGGAAACTGATGTCGCGCAACCTATCATGGCTGGTGGGCCAGTGGGAGGTAATCAGGGGGGTGATTATATCGTGGACCAACCCCAGACATCCATGCAAGTCCGTAGGCTAACACCAAAAGAATGTGAACGCTTACAGGGTTTTCCTGATGACTTCACCAAGATTCCCTACCGCAAAAAGAGTGCAGATGACTGTCCTGATGGCCCCAGATATAAGGCACTTGGCAATTCAATGGCTGTTCCTGTGATGCGGTGGATCGGTGAGCGTATCAATCAAGCCGACTAGCGATTTCACTAGGCGTAGCGTTGTAATAGATCATTAGTGACTTTGGGTCTCGATGCCCGATCATTCGGGCGAGGTCCAGTACGTCCAGTTTCTGAGCGAGTCGGGTAATTGCTTCGTGCCGCGTGTCATGGAAGTTGAAATGTCCCATATCTGCCGCGCCTCGGTGTTGACGGTAAATTGCTCCAGCAGTTGCCGAAGTGATCTTCATTTGAGCGTGGATGACCTTACCAAAAAGATCACCCGCTCTATTCGATAACGGCACTTTCCTTTTATCACCGTTCTTAGAATCCGTGACTTCGACATAGCGCTCACTCAAATGTACACTACTCGGCACAACTGCACACAACTCCCCTAGCCTCATCGCAGTCTCGATTGCTAATAGAAACAACACAGCTACCAGGTCGGTAGAACTGTTTATCTCGCCGCCGGCATAACCCAAAGCGTCACACACCCGCTGGATCTCGTCATCGCTGATCCGTTGATCTCTGGGCCTTGGGTTCTTTGGCCTGGTTACGTCGGAGATTGGATTCTTCTCAACCCATTTCCACTCTATCCTGGCGCGATTGAAGATTACTGACATTAGACTGAGTTCACGATTAACGGTCCCACCACCGTTCTTCTTCAGTCGCTCGTCACGATACTTCCCCATATCATCGCTGGTAATATCATCGAGTCGCATTTGTGCCAGTGGAAGTCTGAGCATGGCATTGATTCGATCACCCTCTTGTTTCTTACCTTTTTTAAGAACTGTCACCTCGTCCCGGTAACGAATCAGCGCATCTTCAAATAGATAATGCGTGATTTCTCCCACGCCAGTATCAATTTCTATTTCAGTTTGCAACGCCCACCCTCTGGCCTCGGTCTTGGTCCGAAATGTCCTTGATTTCCTAATTCCATTCACGCACACTGACGCACGGTATCGACTACCGACTTTGGTAAAATTAGCCATTTCAGATCCCCATCTGAAGTAAAACTGAAGTAAACCATATCGCTTTTTACCCAGTTTTGCAACGAAAAACACAAATGGAGCTGCTGGTAGATCAGGCTAAGTGCTTGTTTTTACTACAAATACCCACTAATACCCATAAACGCACATAACACGTTCAAAGCTCATGGGAGACACCGTCACGCCTTGAGTTTACTGGGCTGACGAGGGTACTGAAGTAAAAGTGAAGTAAGGTTTTTATGAAGTAAATTAGAAGTAAAGTTTTTAGCCCTTCACTTCCCATCTCCCTTTTAACCCACGACTATCGATGTGTGTGAAGGTCTCATATTTACCAAAACCATACCCTGGATACCGATCAACTAAGTAATCATAAACCCTGTCCGGCGTTACCCCTTTCAGTAAAACGTCTGCTGCTTTTCCTTCGAGATGCTTGGAAAAAACTGATCCCCCTACTGAAGCATTATGTGATTTACATCTGACACCGGAGGTGACGGTTATAGGGGCGTTAAAATGCCGTCGCAATTCTTCCAGTATCTGAATCAACGTCACATCAACCGTAGGATCTTGCGACTGTGGACAGTTTCCGCACTGACAAGCGAACTCGCTTCTGGCGAAATGCTGGCTAATCTTTTGCACAGGTTATCTCAATTCTATTTGGAGACACAGCGCGACCCACTGCCGCTCGTACTGCTGTTCGCCCAGCACTGGGAATCTTGCAATATTTGGACACGGCAAAGTCGGCTCCGTTTGCTATGGTTGTTGCGGCTGAACAGGCAGTAAGCAGCGGTATCGCTATCAACATAATGAGCAATAAATTGAACCAGCTTGGCAACGTGATGCTATCGTGCTTCATAATTTGGACCCCCGAATAATCTTAGTACGAAATAGATGAGCAATGCTTTGGTTTTACGCATCCCTAAACCCATCATCGCTTCAAGCAGCACTTCGTCTGCCTGTTTTCTGGTAAAGCCTAATTCTGCTGACTCAGCGCTATATAAATAGTCATGAACTACAGAGGGCGCTCTGATCTGCCAGTCATCATCATCGATGTAGAACTTAGCTAGGCGCGGAACTGACGCGAAGTTGGTTTTAAAATGTTTAGGGATGATAATTTTATCCCCAAGCGAGGTAATGTATGAGAGACGACTGGTAAGTAAATAAGCATCTTCCCTTGGTACTGCTTCAATCTTTAACTTATTTTTAAACATAATATACTCCTAACCAATGGTGCAATAGCCATGTGGCGACAGATGCAGCCG